CTGGAAGGCATTTCTGCATCCCAGCTGGAGGTGAATTGTCGCTTCCTCGTGTATCTAGGTCTATCCACCCGGACGGACATAGCACACGAGTTAATCGATCGCTGCAAAAAGCACATGAACAGCCCCGAAGGGTTGTACTTGCGCGGCTTAACCGAATGTGGCGTAATTATCGCACTCTCCGTGATACGTATTTTAACCGCATGGGGCCGCCAGGCATAGTAAACTAAAGCCTGGCAGTCCTTGTCGGAAACAATACGCAGCATAGATTGTGGGACTTTTATTCCACTATCGTCGTTATCATACCTTGGGACAAAGTCTTTTCTTACTCTTGCGAGTAAGTACTTGACCGAGCCCTTTAGTATGATGCCTGTCCTTGTAGAGAACAGGTTAAGCTGGTTAATTACAGCGTAGGCGTCCTGCTGGGTATCTAGTTGCTTAACATAGACACCCCGGATATTGACTCCTTGGAAGAAGTCAGCACCACAGGACTCCCTGAATGGACCTTCTATGAAGGTCTTATCGCGGTTTATGACAAATCCTAGGGTATTTAGGAGCCACATCACAGAGGTCGAGCATTCACGCTCACATATGATGTCGTCCCCATTTACGCCGAAGTTGCCATAATCCACACCACGAGGATACAAGATCTTGCGATCATGTACCTTCATGGCTGCGATAACAACACATGAAAATAATATGGTCTGAAGGGGAAAAGTAAAACCATTCCCCATCGTACTGACCATATGAAGGTCATGGTAGCTGGCCCCAATCTTACAGCGCTCAGAGCGGTACTTTACCAACCAGCTATACCAGCTGGGAGGCAGGCACCATTTGAGCATACTTAAAGATATAGAGTCAGAGGCAGAGCTCAAATCAATGGTAACATAGTTATCAAAGATAGAGCCCTGTCTCGCTAGCTCTCGATTTTTGAGCTGCTGATTGGCAAGGTTGATGCCGAAGCATTCTTCCAATCGACGCTCTAGTACATGGCCGAAACCAAGCTGATAGAACATATTCAGCGTGGGCTCAACGCATATTGTACGCGAGATGTCGCAATTCTTCGGAACAAAGCTAAGACGATTACCTTCAACTACAGAGGCCTCACCGTGGTTTCCGTGTCGGATTGATTCCGCATTGGACCACTCGGGAAAGCTTTTTATGTAGCGCTTATATAGTTCATATAAGTAGGGTTTCGTATGGGTCAACGACGAGTCGTACAGTTTAACGTACCAATCGCCGCCGCGCGAATCGATAGCAGAACCAGGACCACAACGCCCATAATAAAGGGCGTCATAGTCATGATCAAATATCGCATTCGTCCCGTCCTTATACCAGAATTTATACAAGGCGCGTCTAAACTCGCCGAGTAATTCATCCTGATACGAGGAAACGGGTTCAGGGACTACCCAGGTCCTGCATGCTTCATTGCATTGTAGGAATTTTTCGGAGGCTCGGGCGTCAAGAATCTCGCTAGAATCGGGCTTTAATTTCTTCAAGCACGACCTAACGATACTTGCCACCGCTGCTTCCTTCCTGGTCATCCCTGGCCACAGAAAGTAACCGCCTACAATGGAATTGTAGGCGGCCTCGCTGATTTGACCTTTAACGTCACCTAGAAGGTGAGTGTAAAGAGCCGTCGGATTTAGGCCAATAGACTAAACACTCCGTCAATGGTAAGGGAAGGGTTATAATGAAGTCATATTCAGGACGAGCTGCATACGCTTTGAAAAAGCGTCGGCAGTTTCGCCCGGAATGCGCTTTACCATCGGCCACCCAAACGGGTCGTACGTG